TATTTGGATGACGAGACACAAAATATTTTTCGTCAAATACCTTGATGAACTTGACAAATGGTAGAAAACAAGACCCTCTTGACAGGGTCTTTCAGATTGAAGAAAAAGTCCATTTTGGACAATTTTCTTCAATCTTTTTTCTTTATGTTGAAAATAAAAAACTCTCAGAAACGCCGAAATATCAATGTTTCTAAGAGTTTAATAACTTGCTATCTTTCGCAAACTTCTTCAATTTTTTATATTTTTAGGAGTTTGTCTACGTGCTGCAAGACCCTCTTGGCAGGGTTTTACTTTTTTGTAAACTTTATTGACAACAGTGTAAACAATCTTATTCTGACTCAGTAACCTTACCAGACTCAATATGGAAGATTTTTAAACTATCAGGTAGCTTATGTAAATGGTCTAAAGATGTCGTTGTAATAAATGTTTGAATCGTATCTGTAATAGTTTCTAGTAGTTTGATTTGACGATTATTATCTAGCTCACTCATAACATCATCTAAGAGTAGAATTGGGTATTCTCGTGTGACCTCCTTCATCAGCTCAATTTCAGCCAGTTTGAGTGACAGAACGAGACTGCGGTGCTGACCTTGGCTACCATAATGGGCATTCATTCCATTTATAAAGAAAGCTACATCATCTCGATGTGGTCCAACTCCTGTATTTTTCTTAAATAAATCACGTTTGCGACACCTTTCCAATTCCGTCAAGAATTTGTCAATTAAATTGACATCATCTGTCAATTTGATTGAGGTTTGGTATTCGATTGTCAATTCTTCCCGATTGCCAGATATTTCTTGAACTTTTCTATTTCCGAATTCCTCTAATTTCTTTAGAAAGTCAATACGATGTTGGATAACACGACTACCATATTCAGCAAGTTGCTGATCTAACACGGATAGGAAGTTCTCATCAATCTTATCTGTAGATTTGAGGTAAGTATTTCTTTGTTTTAAAACGTGGTTATAATTCGATAGGTCAGAGAGATAGAGTGGCTTGATTTGCCCGAGCTCGACATCGATGAACTTTCTTCTCAAAGCAGGCGCACCTTTTATCAGCTGTAAATCTTCAGGGGCGAAGAGAACAACATTCATGTGGCCGATATAGTTGGAAAGCTTGGCTTGTTTGAGATGGTTGACCTTGGTCACTCGCCCCTTGTCTGTCAAGTGAATGTCAAGGGGAACTTTACCGCTTGTGCGATGGAGTAAACCAGAAATAGATAATTCCTTTTCTTGAAACTGTAGTAGGTCCTTATCTGTCCGTGTTCGATGACTTCGTGTTAAGGCTAAAACATAGATAGATTCTAGAATATTGGTTTTTCCTTGGGCGTTTTCGCCTAAAAAGACATTGAGCCCTTTGTGGAACTCAATATCTAATTGGTTGTAATTGCGAAAATGTTGTAACTCTAATCGTTCTAGCCACATGTCTACATACCAGGGAAACGAACAGGTTTTCTTTCAGTATTTTTAGTTGCTTTTTTAGGCGTTTTTACCTGTTTCTTATTCTTTTTATTTTCTTGATTTAACTTTTTAACGATTGCAGCCACACGTTCTTTTTCAGCTTGATCCTCTTGGTGCTGTTTGATTTCCTCTGCACTAGGAGCGACGATTGTGATGCTGGTGTTGTGGTCTGGGAGTGTGATAACATCTCCGACACGGATTTTTTTACCGCGTCTTTTTTCATCCTCTCCATTGAAAAGAATGGTATTTTCTTCTAAGAAACCTTTAATGGCACCTCCTGAATGGAGAATACCAGTCGTTTTTAACAATGCTTGTAATGTGATGTAGTCATCAAATAATTTAAATTCCATAAGTCACCTCGTTACAGAATATTATATCACAAAATGGTATGATTTGTGTTTAACGTGCTAAAAAGCCAGTCGTATCAAGGTGTTTTACAGTGGTGTAAACCCTTGTCAACCGAATTTGTTCCCCTTTTTGTACACCCTCAAAGATTCCCGAGAGCTTTTTCGTAAAATGCAACAGCGTTTTTTGCATTCTCTTTTGAGAGGTGGCTATAGATGTCCATGGTCATTGATATTCTAGAATGACCAAGGCGGTGCTGGAGTTCCTTGTAGGGTATTCCGGAGTTAAGCAACAAACTAGCGTGCGTGTGGCGGAAACCGTGAAAGCCGATGTTAGGCAGTCCGATATTCCTCAGGCGTGTGGTCAACCTGTTCCCCAGGGTCTTATCCTCAGGATAGTCATGGATAAAGTCGGAAAATACTACCGTTTCAGAACGTCCGAGGGTCCAAGCCTCTTGTATCTGTCGCCGTCTGTATTCTTTCATCATGGTTACTGTCTGGCTATCGATGTCTATATCGCGTATGCTGGCGTTTGACTTGGGGGAGTTGATTGATCCATAGCGGTTTAGTGTTTTTGTGATGCTGACCGTGGCGTTGTTCAAGTCAATATCTGACCAGTGCAGTGCCAGCACCTCATTGATACGGCAACCAGTGGCCAGCAGAAACTTGTATAGAGTGACTTCATAGATGTTTCTATACTTGGCGGGGTCCAAGTTGTCCAAATAGTCAAGAAACTGTTTAAGCTGCTCGTCGTTGAAATGCTTTACCTTCTTCCGAGTGGCTTTTTTTGCGTTCCTGGGCAATATGACTTCCCGAGCTGGATTGTATGGCAGAACTTGCATAACAACACCATATTGCAATATACGTTTGTTCAGCGCGTGGATTTTGTCATAGTGCAGATAGGCACCAGCTTCCCCTGTATTTGCTTTGTCTGCTAATTTGATGACGATGCTTTGGAGGAGTGAGGTCGTCAGTTTATCGAGCTTATAGGCTCCAAAAAGTGGTATAACATGATTTTTCAGTAAGCCCCTGATGTTCCCACGGGTATTTGGTTTTACTGTGTGCTTATAGCTATTCCACCACAATTCTGCCAACTCTTTATAACTGGTTATGGTGGCACTTTGGTAGCGTGTTGCCCCGTCTGTTTTAAAAGTTGCAATAGCTTGCTGAGTTTTGTTTTTAACCTCCTTCTTGGTCCTACCCGTGACATTAGTCTTGACTTTCTTACCAGTGATGGCATCTATTCCTAGATAAACACTGGCACGGTACACAGTAGCACCGTTTTTCTTTTTTACTTCAGTTATTTTCATGATCATAAACCTTTCCATCAGCAGGCAAGCTGTTATTAAAAAGATTTTAGAATGTTTTAGGTTTATATCATGCGTAGGCTTACGAGAATAGCCCTATTTTCGTTTGTTTTAAGTTGGTAGGGTAAAATACCAGTCATGAGTTAAAAGCGAATACAGACGATTTTGGAGCGTTTGACAGGGTATAAAGATTATAGGCCGATAGCACGCACCAGAAACCAGAAAAGATAAAAAATCTTTATTTATCTGTCAGTCTCTTTAGTGATTTTTCAAAGTCAGAATTTATTTTTTGCGTCTTGTTAAACAGTTTATATTCTGCTTTTGCTTTATCTTTGGCGGATTGTGTTGAGATCTTCCCGTGTCCTTGTAAAATATCGTATTCTTGGAAAGTCAAAAAGCGGTCAATGCTTTCAGCGAGTTGGGCCATGGTTTGGGCTTTTCGTTGTTCAATCTGTCTTTCTAAGTAATCAAAGTAGCTTGACACACCTCTTTCAAGAGAACGGATTTCATCAGCGGTTAGATAGTTCTTTGCTACCAAGGTATCTGCTTGCAGAATACGCCCGTCTGGGGAGTTTTTCCATGTTGTCAGTCCCATATTTTCTTTTGTATGGTCTGCTTTTGTATAGATAATTTCCGCAGCAGTTTGGCCAGTGATAGCATAGTGGAATTTATTCTGGACATCAGCATAGAAATTCTTTGTTAGGGTGCTTTTAGGGTCATAGTCTATAGATATTTCAGCAAAAATATCTGTGATTTGTAACCAAATTCGTCGTTCACTGGCGCGGATTGACCGCACACGCTCAAGCAGTTCACGGAAGTAGTCTTTTTCTAGGAGATTTTCCCCTTGTTTTAGGCGGTCATCATCCATGGCAAAGCCTTTTATCATGTACTCACGTAGGACAGAAGTAGCCCATTGTCTAAATTTGGTAGCTTTTTGGGAGTTGACACGATAACCAACTGAGATAATGGCGTCTAGGTTGTAATAACTGATTTCTTTTGTTTGAGTTTTGTCAGCCATTGCACCATGTTGAGTGGTATTTGCAATTTTTGCAACAACCACTTTTTCCTCTAGTTCCCCCTCTTCAAAGATATTTTTTAAGTGTCTTGAAATTGAAGAAATAGAAACATCAAACAGGCGAGCCATTTCCTTCTGACTAGCCCAGATAGTTTCCCCACGAATGATGACACTAGCCGTCTCTTGATCATTGTCAGCCGTATAAATTAAAAATTGTAATTCGTTCATCGTCTTCCTTTCTAAGATAATAAAATTTAGTAGTTTAGTAATCACGCGCCGAATGCTAACAAATGCTAGCATACAGCCGATATAGAAGCTATGGTTTGCTAAGGTTGCTAAAATATCTAGCTTGATAAAACTTGACTTTTTTCAGCTCCTAACAAAACCTAACTTTTTTCAGCTCTTGACAAAACTTGACTTTTTTAACTACCAACAAAAACCTACATTTTCAGCAACTGACAAAAACTGACTTTTTTTAATGCGGACTTATGCGGACTTTTTTCACTCCACACAGCCTGCCAGAAAGCCCCTAGGCGCGTGAAATAGCTTGGTAGGGTAAATATACCAGAGAAGTGTTTGAACGTGGTGAGAGGGCTTGTAGGGAGCGCGCGCGGTTAGTCTTTAGTATTGCTAGTTTGTTCTAAAGTTTTTTGGCGACGTTCTACCGTTTCATAAAAATCTACTAAAAAAAAGGTGATATCCTCCAGTTTTTTTGTATGTGTTTTGCTGATGTCCCCAAAAAGTAAGAGCTTTGATTGTATGCTTTCAAGAAATTTTATAGCTACGCTTGCATCTGTTTGAAGTTCGTCGAGAATTTTTCCATCTTTGATGTAACCTAGTTCATGAGCTTCTAGAAGTTCATCAAAATCTATTATTCCCATAGCACCTTTTTTAGGATGCTTCCCGAAAAGCTCGTACATCCTCCTATGGCCTTCGTTATATCCTAAGAGATATCCGACCTCTACCTCAAAATAGTCAGCGAGTGCCTGGGCTTTGTCTGATTTTATTGTACTTTCTCCATTTTCCCAACGAGATATGGTTTTTTCATTTATGCCCAGATAGTCAGCTAACTCTTTCTGAGATAGCTTTTTTTCTTGCCTTAATTCTTTCAATCTATTCATAATTTCACGACCTTTCACGCTTGATTATAACACTAATTTGCAAAAAAGACAAAAATGTCTGAAAAAAATTAAAAAAACGGTTGACACGAGACAAAAGTGTCTGATATAATCAAAGCCAATCAGACAAAAATGTCTGACACCCCTCCATGGCCTTTCACACTTTCAATCTATGGAGGGGGATTTTTCAAAGAAAGGAGAACGGCATGAGCAAACTCAAAGGCTATCGGGTCATGTTAGGACTAACCCAGCAAGCTATGGCGGACAAGCTAGATATTTCTTTACAGTCATACAACAACAAAGAAACAGGCAAAACACCATTCAATGACAAGGAAAAGAAAGCAATCAAGACCATTGTCGCAGAGGTTGAACCAGACATCACAATTGATGAACTATTTTACAGCTAGAAAGGAGCAGGCAAGCAATGGAATTAGGTGAACGAATAAAGGTTATCAGAGTAAGCCTAGGCGAAACAATGGAACAATTCGGACAACGCTTCAACACTTCCAAAGGTACGGTAAATAATTGGGAAAAAGGCAGAAATGCACCTAATAAGGCGAATTTGAAAAAGATTGCTGATTTATCAGATAATCCAATGGAGTTTATAGCGTTGTATCTTACACGAGTATAGAAAGGGCAAGCATGGAACTAGTTTACATGGACGGACGGAAAGAGCCGTACACCACAAGCGAGATAATCGCAGAATGTGCTGGAGTACAGCACCACACTGTTACACGCCTATTGAGAAATCACAAAGAACGATTTGAGGCGTTTGGATTTTATGGATTTGAAATCCATAAATTAGACGGAAAAGGCAGACCCAAAAAGGTGTATCACTTAAACGAACAACAGGCGACTTTGTTGATCACTTATCTGGATAACACACCGCAGGTTGTCAAATTCAAAACAAACCTAGTCCGAGCATTCTTTGAAATGCGTGACGAGGTGGCAGAGTTTCGCTATCAGAGGGCGCTAGAGAAGCCCAAGCGCAAGGCATTGCATGAAGCTATTGAAACATGGCAGGAAGCCCCAAAACACGCGCACAGCACTGTTACAAACCTCTTGCTAAAGGGAACTACTGGAATGAACAAACGCCAGCTAGTGGCACACCGTGGCGGATTTAATGGCATTGACAGCCTAACCAGTCAAGAGCTTATCAGATACCAGGCACTAGAGGACATGGCTATTGCTATGATCAACTTAGGCATGACATACCAAGATATTAAGAATATGGTATTCAGAAAAAACGCACCACAAGGCGCGTGAGAGCAACAAAAAAGGCTTACCGCGACCAAACAGCAAAGCCTTTTAACCACTAACTAAAACAAAATTAACAAGCAGGCAAGCTGTTATTAAAAGGGTTTTAGTAAATATTTTATAGCTAGATTATACCATATCTAGGACATTATGACCATACAGAGGGCGCTAACCCTTAAAACTGGAGTAGAAAAGTATTAGGTGCTGGTATCGCCATTAGGTTGCAATGGACCTAACAACCTAAACCACCCTAAGAAAATCACACACAGCTAGGCTATTATTTTGGGACAGGCTTACACGACCACAGGGCGACCTGGTAAGTCTGGGGCGGGCAACCGCTGGGAATAGTCTAGGCTAGCAATCTATCATGTATAGTCAGAAATAGCAAGAAAGTCTTTTGAACTCACGGAGAAAGCCCTAAAGGGTCATCACACAGACACATTAAAAAACGAGGTAAAAAACATATGAAAGATAATAATAGAGATACGATAATCCTTTTTGAAGCATCTAGCAATGAATACGCACCCGTAAAGACTGCAATATCGGAAGAGCTGGAAGCCGTTATCAGCAAAGTATATCAGCTAGATCATGAAACAGGATGGACATTGCACTATCTAACCGACATCATGCTAAAACACTTTCACGAGGATGTTGTACGAGTTCCTTATGGCGATTTGACTCCAATTGAACATGCGCTAAATAGTTTCCCTTCAAGAATCGAACGCACTAGGATGCTACTCTTAAAAGCCGGGTATGAGGATAAGGTAGGGGTAGGCAATCCTATGTGGTACTTAAAACTAGCCTTACAAGATTTTGAGCATATGAAAAAACTGGCCAAGAAGGAGGCTAAAAAATGCAAGAAATGACAATCGAAACAGCTTTAACTTTGATAGCAATCTTTACACCGCTGAACCTCTATCTATGGTTTGGCGTTGGTTTGGGCACTTTTTGGCTTGATATAGAGCCTAAAATCAAGACCGAGGGTAAATATACCAGACCCCTTAAAAACGAGCGCTACGGGGCTTATATACAGCTTGCAGGCAAACGCTATAACTAGGAGGGGAAACCATGCTGACATTTAGAGAACTTGAACATATAGCAGAGACTATTCTCAAACACACAACACCAGAAGAAATGCAGTGCTATCTTGATATGGAACACGATAGTAAATTGCTTTGGATAAAATACAAAATTGCAAGTCTGGAGGTGCAGGTATGACAGAAAATCGACTACCACCACACCTATACAAAGTTTTCAAGTTACTACCGCTTGGAATGGAATTGCCTATCACGGGGACAGATATTGAACGGCTGACAGGCTTGGACATCCGAACCATTAGGGAACATATTCGCCAGCTTATTGTTGATTATGGTATACCCGTATGCGGTGGGCGAGATAACAAGCTAGGGGGCTACTATATCCCCCAGAATGAAACAGAACGGCTTGCAGGAGTGCTACCGCTTCAACGACAATATGACCAAGAACACAAGCGTATTCACGCGCTACTGACCGCAGACTTGCAAGACTGGAGGAAGTACAGAGATGAAGCTTGAATTAACCGCACAGAGTGAAGCAGACCTAAAAACGGGCATTCTGGAGCTTATAGAGAACTATCTGGAAGCGCGTGAGCAAACACCGCCAAGACTGTTAGGCCTAATCACAGCCCAGCAGGTTAAAGATGAACTAGGCATAAAGGATAAGACCTTGAAACGTTGGGAAGATAATGGGCTAAGACGTTACCAGCCCCCACTAGAAGACACTAGGAAAATCTTTTATAGGGTCAGTGATATTCTGGTATTTTTGGGGGTGGAAGATGGCAAGGTATAGTATACACCCAGCGGACAGTGGCGGACATTACCACAATATTAAGTTTTATAAAGACCGTCGCCAAACCTTTGAGCATATCAAAGAACAGCAACGACTGAAGAAGCTGAAAAAGAAACGGAGAAAATAACATGAACGAATTTTACACAGGCGAACTTGAGAACCTTGTCATTGAACTACAAAACCGAATCAACGAGCTAGAAGAACGACTGGAGCGGTTAGAAAATGATTTACGAGGCTAGGGGTTTTCAGAATAATCTAGTCTATCCGTTTGATAGGTTAGAACCGTTTGAGTACATAGCACAGTTTAGACCTATGAAAGTACCAGAGGGGGCGGATATTGAGCAATTCAAACGCACACAAGCCCCCTACTGTATCAGTGGAAAAGTCACAGCAGATAAAAAAGGCACTCACAGACGAAATAACAACAGCCTAGTCTATCGTGATTTGATTTTCTTGGACTATGATGAGCTAGAAGCGAGCGCAGACTTTCCAAGAATCGTTTCTGAGGCACTTTCTGACTATTCCTATATCATTTACCCGACTATCAAACACACGGCTGAGAAGCCCCGTTACAGGCTTGTAGTGAAACCTAGTAATGTGATGAATGAGGCAACATATAAGCAGGTTGTCAAGGAGATAGCGGATAGAATCGGACTACCTTTTGACCTTGCTAGTCTTACATGGTCTCAATTACAAGGCTTACCCGTGACAACTGGAAGGCTAGGAGATTACCCGAAAATCATTCGCAAGGGTTTAGATTATCCCGTACCAGTAGAAGCACACGCACCGCGGAAACAAGTAACTACTACTTACACCCCACGACCTAGCGGACACCGTTCAATCACTATGAGGGTTATCGATACGCTTTTTGACGGGTTTGGAGATGAAGGTGGTAGGAATGTAGCAGTTACCCGATTTGTGGGCTTATTGGTTGGTAAATGGGTTAATTGTGACATACCGACAGCGTGGGAGCTTACCAAGATAGCAAACAGCGTGACGGCTGACCCGTTGCCAGATAACGAACTAGAAGCAACGTTTGAAAGCATTGTAAAAACAGAAATTAGAAAGAGAGGGTTAGGCATATCGAACTAGAACAATTACAGGCAGAATTGGAGCAGGTCAGCACCATTTCAGAGCCTACAAGCATGAAAGAGCTTGAGAACCGAATATACCAAGCGGGTGAACAATGGCGGGCAGAACATACTGAAACCAAGATAAACGAAACTACAGGGGAGGTTACCGAAAAGGTGGCCATGCCCCAGGTTTTCACAGTTGCTAAAATTTTGAGTGAAATTGTGACCTTTACATTTATCAGCAAGAGCACCATACCAGACTACAGTTTGCTTTATATTTATGACCTAGATGAGGGTATTTACACCGCTAGCAACGACTTATTTAATCTATTCTGTAAAACCTTTGACGTGAGGATTAAGCCTAGAGAATGGCCCCAGATTAAGTTAATGGTTAGGACCATGACCAAGATAAGAAAACCGCTAGAGAGCGCTAACCTTATTCCCGTACAGAATGGCATAATTGACCTAAAAACCAAGGAACTACTACCTTTCAGCCCTAAATATGTGATTACTAGTAAAATCAGTACAGCATATCACGCGCCTACAACTGTACCAACAGACAGGGAGGGCAACACGTTTGATAATTGGCTGAACTCTATCGCTTGTAATGATAGCGAGCTAGTCACCTTATTTTGGCAGATTATTCTGGAGGCTATCAACCCCAACCATACAAGAAATAAGTTTGCTATCTTCTACGGTGATGGTAACAACGGCAAGGGGACATTTCAGCGGTTTCTGATTAACCTGATAGGAGAAAGCAACATATCAGCATTAAAGCCCGCCCAGTTTGCTGAAAAACACAATCTGGAAACGCTAGTAGGTAAAGTTTGCAATATTGGAGACGAGGCACCCAATGAATACTTAAAAAATCCGTCTGACCTTATGAGTATTACCAGCGGGGACACCGTGCTAGTCAATCCGAAAGGGCGACCAGCGTTCGAGGCAACATTTAAACTTTTTAATATCTTTTCAGGGAACTATATCCCAAACGGTGGGAATAAGACCAAGGGTTGGTACAGGCGCATCATGATAGTGCCCTTTAACGCTGACTTTAACGGAGAAAAGGAAAAACCATGGATAAAAAATGAGTTTCTAGCTAATCAGAAGGTGCTGGAGTATGCGCTATATAAAGCTATCAACCAAGAACCATTTACGCACTTTATCGAACCGCAGGCGGCCAAAGGCTTGTTAGAGGAATATCAGGAAGATAATGATTACTTGCTTTCATGGGTCAAAAATGAGTACATGGAAAAGGGTTGGCATGAATTGGAAGTGGTGCCCGTGTTTATCCTTACCAGGTCGTTGAAGCACTATGCTGAGGATATGGGAATCTCAAAACCCAATGTGTACGGTGCAGGGAAAGAGACCATTAGGCACTTGCAACAGTTAACGCCAAACCGCTATTCATTGAGAAAAAAACGAGTACCACCAGAAGATTATGAGAAGTTGGAGGCGTGGGACAATGACAAAATAAAAATGAAATCCCCTCAACATTCTATTACTAAAGAAGAATAGTGTGACGTTCTTTTTTCGCTGAAACCCTTGATATTGCTGACTTTCTTAAAAAAAGTGTGACGTTGTGTGACGTTCTCAAAAAAGAAGGTCACACCCCTTGAACCCTTGGTGTGTGTAGCTTTACGGCATTAGGTGTGACGTTGTGACATTCTTTCAAACTCTTATATATAGAAAAAAACAGTGTATTTTATATATAGGGATGAGAAAACAAAAGAACGTCACAGGGTCACAGGGTAGGGCTAACCCCTTGTGGCACAAGGGATTGAGGGTGTGACATTCTTGGTCACAGAAAGTCACAGAAGGTCACAAAATCACCAAAAATTCACACAAAACGGAGGAAAAACATGAAAATTAAACTATTTTATCAAAGGCGTGAACAAACCACAAAGGAATTTGAAACGGAAGTAAACAACTTCATGGCAACTGTAGAAGTGGTTGACGTAAAATATACTGAAGCAACCGCAGGACATTTTGAGCAATTAGGAACGAACACAGGCCTATTGGTCTTGTACAAATAACAGAAACGGAGAATAATAACATGACACTAAAAACTATTTCAGACACACCAAAAGCATTCACATTCCACTACACATTCAAAGACTTTGACACCGCACAAGTTGCAGGGCATGCGCTTATGGGCTACATGACAGGAACGTTTGAGCAACCAGCTATTGAAGTGTATTATGACAATGAAAAAGTGGGCGGAGATTACAACCGTTTGGTGGTGGAATATGTGGCAGATGCTGAACTTACTGAAACATTCAAGCGGATTTGTGACAGTTTCCAAGATTACTACACCGACCCTGAG